GTCCAGATCTGCATCCAGTCACCATACTGGCGGTCAATACGCTGACCGCCAATCTCGAGCTCGACCGTCTTGATGAGGCGGTGACCGATGTAGTTGAGCCAGCGGAAGCGGTTCAGCGTGGTCGCGACCGAGATCAGGTCGACCGCCGGCAGCACAACCTGGACATACGTGCGGTACATCAGGTCGGCGTTACGGTTGATGATGGCCGTCACGCGCTTGTTGAAGTCGGCCTGTCCGTTGAACGTCACCTCGATGGACTCCATGGCGAAGTTGGTATGACGCTTGTACAGGACCTTCCAGAACGTGATCTGGGGGTTGCCCGAGATGTAGATATCCTGCGCACCATAGCTGACGAGCTGAAGAAGACCACCACCCATATTGTTTGTTTGAATAAGAGCAAGAAAAATTATTTACAGGCTAGGGCGACGCATCAATGTGGGATGTAGTGACGTCCCTGGGTTGGTCGGTTAGGACGTGTCGTACGGCGTCTGGCGAATGGGAAGTGATTACGCCGTTTCATCTACATGTTTGAAGGTAGCACTCGCGACACACAGGCATATACATATCTGCACCCCCCACTACGATCTGCTGATCGCGAATGGGTACCTTTCTGCGAGTGAACAACCCGGGCGTCCCGTCGGCACACAATGTACAGAAAGCCGTCAACTTCTCAACCGTGTCGGCAAGTGGAATACAGTCAAGAATCTGACCAAACTTGGCTCGCTGATAATCACCATCAAGTCCGGCAACATACACGATCTTGCCATGATCTTCGGATGCCTTACGAACAAAGTCAACCAGACCATCGTAGAACTGTGCTTCATCGATAAGAATGACGCCGTACTGGTCACTGACAACATCAGTCAGTGACTGGACACAGCATACGCTGAAAGGCGGATTTTCCGACCGTGCTCCGGGATGTGTGATCAAAAGAACGTTAGCATGAATACTAACATACTTCAGCCCAATCTCTCGAATGCGTGTTGATTTTCCTGAAAACATAGGACCTAGAATAACGTGAACGGACATTATTTACTTACGACCACGACCCTTAAAACGTCTGCGCGTACGACGAGCTCCGATGGATCTCAGTGGTTTCCTCCATTCCGGAGGGACTGGAGATGAGCCACGGGGCGGGACGGGGACGGGAGCGGTGGGGTTTAACCTTTTCTTCGCCGCCTCGAGATCTGCATTCGTGGTGCCTGGTGGTAATTCTCCACCTACCTCACGAGGGCGACGACGGCGAGTGTGTTTGCCCATTTGTTTAACGTAGAGAATTTAAGGTTATCTACGCCTTGCTCAGCAGGTGAGCCTTCTTGGCGCGAGCACGCAGCGTGGCCTTCTTGCCGGACGACTTGAGGCCGTGGGACTTGAGAACACGCTTGAGCGCCTTCGCGGACGGACCATGAGCACGGCGAGTGTGACGACGACCACCCTGAACAGGAGCAGGAGACATTTTGTTTTAACGCAAGAAAGTTTCACAGACGAGGCTCAGTAATAAAAATGGAGCCCCTGGCGATTGGTTGCATCGTTGCTGTTGTCTTGTTTGGTGGGAGTATTGCGATCACACTCTATAAGCGCCGGCGTTTACCCTCTTATGATCCTTCATCGATACTCGACTATGCGATCCCAGGGGGGCGCGGCAATCGGGATCACGATCCAGTTGCGCTTTCATAGAGATACCATGAAGTATATATGTATTACCTAGCTGCAGGAAGTTCGAGATCTGAAAAGCCTACGTTCATGAAACTGGATGCTTCGGTAGGCGACCATGTAGCCCTTTTGTTCCCTGAGAAGAGCGTTGCAAAGTGGTTCTATGAGAGCGATATAGCCGAAAAGCCACTGATTCTATGGGCGAAAGACAACTTCATCAAGCCCGATAAGAACTTTATTGACATTGGAGCACATGTCGGGACGTATGCTTGGTCATGCGCTGCGTCTTCAAAGCATACATACGCCTTCGAATGTAACCCGAAGGTGTTCTGTTATCTTGCGGCCAATACGGTTCTTCAGGGATTGGAAAACAAGATCACTCTACACCAGACAGCATTGGGAGACAAGGAAGGAATTCTGGACTACCATATTCGTTCAGAGGATGGAGGTGGAAACGGTGTTAAAAAGCTGTCGGATACGGATGATACACTACCGACTCAGCAAGTTCGAGTTAGGACCCTTGATTCGTTCGGAATTCGAAATGTCGGCTTTCTAAAAATTGACGTCGAAGGATTTGAGAAGGAGGTGCTGATGGGTGCTCAAGAAACATTGAAGGAGAGTGGGTATCCGCCCTTTATATTCGAGAGCTGGGGAGAGTGGAAGAACGGGGCGTCTGCGATTCGCAAGGAACTGTTTGAGTACATTGAATCAACTGGGTATCGTATTACTCCAATCCAAGGGTCACAGGACATGTTTCTCGCAGCAAGGATATAAGACAATGCGAACATTCCGCAACCGTGCGGGCCGGCGCACACGTACTGAACGAAAGAAAGCCAACGCCATCAAGGAAAAGGTTGAGGAGATTAACCGGACACGAGTCGTCTACGTCCGTGAAGATGACGTAAAGACTCCCGAGGGCACAGAGCGGATCGTCGGTATGCCCGTTGGCGTAAAGGATGCACTTGCGGAAATCTGTACGTTTAACGGGGAAGATACAATCAATTCTGATTGGTTATCTCGTGCCACACGGGCCGCCGCACTCGTCCTCTTCTTTGGAAATAAACATCAAGTAGATGCCCTTCGTGCCAAGCATCCGCATGGAAATCTTCCCATCGAAAAGGCCAAGGGATTTGCGACCATTAACTTTCATTATGGAGACGAACTGAATCTGGATGCCATATGTGCTCACGAGTCTACACGTGGAAAAGGTGTGGGCAAGGACATGCTGTCGTTCGTAGAGACAATGGCAAGAATGAACGGTAAACGGCAAGTTACGTTAGACGCCTTGCCACCGGCTATACCTTTCTACATAAAGCAGGGGTATGTCGGAAACGAAGACGATCACTTTGTGAAGGAGCTGTAAAACGTCATTTACGACTCACCTGTGTATACTACGTATGTTCGAGGACTGCAAGGTTGAGCTTCTCGATACGTTTGGTACTGACTTGACTGTTGTCAATGCGGCTCGCGTTTCACTGAATAAGCATTCGGATGAGTTTACGGAGAAGGATGCGAGGCTGATCGGATATCTCGCAGAACATGAACATACATCTCCCTTCTTCCACCCTCATCTGCGATTTCGGTTGAAAATGCCAATCTGGATGGCTCGAGAGTGGTTCCGTCATACAATCGGATTCTCTCGCAACGAAGTCTCTCGACGTTACGTAGATGAAACTCCCACCTTCCATATCCCGCAGTTCCGCACACGTGCTCCGGGCAAAAAGCAGGGGAGTAACGATGATATTCATAATGACAACGAATCGCTTCGCCTGTTCCTAGAGACGAAGTGTCAGAATGCCATTTCTTCGTATGAGCTAATGTTACGGAACAACGTTCCACCTGAGCAGGCACGGATGGTTCTTCCGCAGAATATGATGACGGAGTTTATTGAGACTGGCTCGGTAGCCGCATATGCTCGTCTCTGTCATCTTCGTATGGGCCCTGATGCGCAGGCCGAGATTCGCGATGTTGCTACACAGGTAAGTGATCTAGTTCGTTCTCGATTTCCTGTGAGTTGGACGGCGTTGACGTCTAGTTCTAGGTGATCTCCGGCCGCCGCGTCTCGTTATTCCGCCGATATGTGCAACGAGTTCTGCTTCTGTGACGGTATATGGGTCCACCAATGCCAACAGTTCGATCATTTTTATGGCCCACAATACGCATTGACCCTCACCCCCGTCTTCCCCTGTTAAATTAAGTTTTTGACCTCGTACAGGCGTACGCAATACAATGCGTGGACCAAAAAACGTCTTGAATCCTTCCAGTATGATATCTTCCCAATCTCCTGGCGGCGCGATTTGCACTGTATCATACGATTCCAGCAATATTAACTCGTATGTCCCATTGAGGGGTTGCTGAGGACGAAGAAGATACGCAATCGCGTGTGATATCCGATGATGACTGTGATACGTTTGTTGATCCTCAAACCAAAGCCCAATCAGACCCGTAATAGCAAGGCCGTTATTGAATGCGAAACGAAACGACTCATCGTTTTCACGGGTAAGCCGAGATTCAAATTTTCCATCGCCATCGCCGGCTACTCGTGTTGCGTTTGCGATGGCATGTTCTCTGTCCCAGCCGTCACTAGGTTTCCATTCATTTGACGCTTTTTCCATCGCTTCGCGGATTGTTTGTTCCCTTATCCTGTGTCCGAGGGCTTTCTCAACTCCACGCAGCCTCTCGTATTCGGGTAGATTTTGTTTGTTGAAAGCTTTGGTACTGTCGAGATTGGCTTGTTTGGTCTCTCCAGTGGCTGTGCGGAAGCTACTAAATAAAAAACTGGATATAGGTGGATCATCTTCACCCCCCAACACACGGACAATTGGGGTTGTTGCTAGCAACTTATCTATTGAAGCCGGAATGTCATACTCACGTATACGCCTGCACAATTCAACTTCCGGCGCCCCGCGCACAACTCTCGGAACGACCGCTTTCTTCGGTCTATGAGTGGCCAGATACTGTTCTCGAGCCCCCCACCATGTTATGAAGGCTGGAGAGGAGGACGCGGTGGCACGATCGACCGGTCCAACGATGGACGAACCTGCCATTCTCGATTACTTGTTGTCAATATATTACTCATCTGAACGCGACAAGTAAACGAAGCCTATTGGAATTACGATGACTGTCATCTCCTGACTAAAAATATTTCAACAATACAATGCGTCGCCAAACAAAACGGCGTCAAAAAGGAGGTGGGTGTGGGGATCCCGTAGCGTATGCAAGGTGTAAAGCAGGCGCGGGTTGGTGGTTTAAGCGTTTTACATCACTGATTCGCCCTGTCCTGCTGAAGTATATCATTGACAACCCAAATGGATCCATGTGTATGACCAATTCAGGTACGCTTTTACGACAGTTTGTCCGTGATGAAAAATCAAAACAATCTACGTGGTCTGGGCTTGTATGGAAAGCAACAGAAGACAGACAAGCAAATCTCCAGATACGATGGATTATGGATACGATCCGTACCGACAATGAGTTCCGTGTCGCATGTAGGAACGGTAACAGAGACCAAATGGTACTTATTATGGATGAGTATCTCCAGAGATTCAAAGATCACTCGTGCGATGCATTTAATAGCGAGTACTACTACGAAAGCTCGGCGGGGTGCACTCGTACATTTAGTAAATATGATATATCCTCCAATAATATGTGTCAAGATTTAGGATACAGAGTGTCGTGTAGCGATCCTCATGTCGTAGATCAGAATATTAGATCTGTTATTGAACCCGTTGCTCAAGGACTGAGCGCAGGAAGGCGGCGCCGTCGCTCTACTCTAAGACCATCCTTGGTGTGATATGCATTGCCTCAAGCTCCTGCATCCACAACTTCATCGCATACGGCAATGTCTTAATGACGAAGTCCGTCTTGTTACCACATGCGCCACACGAATAGATGCCCTCACTTGGATTGACAACCGCAAGTGTCCCGCATGTCTTACATATACCTGTCCTGAACGGGTCGGAAACATCCATCAGACGCTCCTTGGTAAACACCGAGATGCCGTGTGAAATCATACAGTCCCGCTCCATCTCGCCTACGCGCAGACCACCATCGCGAGACCGTCCCTCGCAAGGCTGACGGGTCAGTGAGACAATAGGCCCACGGGCTCGAGAATGCGACTTATCAATCACCATATGCTTCAGACGTTGGTAGAATGTGGGACCCATGAAGATCTCCGCCTCCATCATCTCACCTGTCTGGCCATTATACAGAATCTCATTGCCGTAGGGATGCAGACCCATCTCTAGCATGTGAGCCTTGAGATCCTCAACCTTCATATGGGAGTAAGGAGTTCCATCGCCTAGCGTTCCCTTACGAACACCGATCTTGCCGAAGATGTTCTCCATCAGCTGAGCAATCGTCATGCGAGACGGGACAGCGTGAGGATTCATGATGATATCCGGACGCAGGCCCGTAGACGTGAAGGGCATGTCCTCCTCCTCCATCATCATTCCAATCGTCCCCTTCTGACCGTGACGAGATGATACCTTATCACCAATCTGGGGAATACGCTCGGAGACAGTACGGACCTTGATGAACGGATACCCGTCTGAATTCTTGTCCTGCCACACACCGTCTACGCGGCACGTCTCCGAATTCTTATGCGTCGTCGAGGCATCGCGGTATGTATATCCAGCCGCATCATTGCGAAGATTAACGACCTTGCCAATCACCACATCGTTCTCATTGATCGTGGAGTGAAGGATCGGCAATCCATTCTCCGAGATCGCGGCATAGCTCGTGTTCTTGTACTTGCGAGTATTGTGCTTCTGAGGGCGCATGAACTTCTCCTCTCGACCAGACGTGACGTTCCGGTGCTCCTCGTCCTTGTACATTCCATAGTAGAGACCTCGGAAGAAGCCACGCATCACGCTGGACTTGTTCATGATCACCGAATCCTCCTGGTTGTAACCGCCGTAGCATGCGATGGCCACGATTCCGTTAAATCCGAAGGGCATCTCGTGCATCTTCAAGATATTCATAGCCCGAGTCTCTACGATCGGCCGGGCGAGAGAGCACAGAACGTAGGCGTTCTTGTCGAGACGCTTAGCAAAGTTCCCGGCGTAGATACACATCGCCTGCTTACCCATGGCCGACTGATAGGTATTACGAGGAGACTGATTGTGATCTGACAGCGGAATCGTCGACGCCATGTGACCGACGATGAGCGAGGGATGGACCTCGTAGTGCGTGTGAGACGTGACATCCTCCTTGCGAATCGCAATCCGCAAGGTCTCTGTCTCCGCCGCATCGATGTAGTCAACACACGTCTTCACCCATTCATTCCAGTTCTTACGAGCCTCACCTACCGGCTCACTCGCACCGACACGGAAGACAGGCCGAACGAAACGCCCGCCGTCCGTCTCAATAGCAATCACATCCATCAGCGTGTACCAAGCGACCGAGATATGAGGGTGGAGACGCTGAGTCTGTTTAGACTTTCGCAGCAGGGTAATCACGTTGTATGGGTCACGCGTATACCCGACGATAACTCCATTGACAGTGATCGAAGTTCCAGTGTAGACCTTCGGAACACTGATCCACTCAAGATGGCACTCCTCTTTCAGAAAGTGAAGGACCGTATTCGAAGGAACGTGCTGGGAGACAGAGGTCAGCAGGCTCATATTCTTCACAATGCCGACCGAATGACCCTCCGGGGTCTCAACCGGACACACAAACCCCCACGAAGTACCATGAAGCTTGCGAGGAGCCAGAAGCTTACCTGACTTCTCCACTGGGGTCTGAATACGACGAAGGTGAGACAGTGTGGACGCATAGGACATGCGAGCCAGCACCTGTGAAACACCGACCTTGGTCGCATTGGAGAGCGAAGTTGACGAAGAGCTCCCCAGACCCTGTACCATGAAATTTCCCGTAGCCAAAGCTTGCTTCAGCTTGCCCTCGATCGCAGAGAGCTTGAGGATCTTGTAGAGGTTGTTGATATTCAGAATGTCCATCGGTCTTGGTGTGACGACACCATCGGCATTGACAGTCTTCTTCCAGTTGTCATTGTTAACCTCCTGAACGAACTCATTGCGAGTGTCGTTACAGACCTTCTGAAACAGCTGGCGGAACAGATGCGTCAGGAGAGCACCTGTGGTCACCACCCGCTTATTCGGATAGGCATCACGATCATCCAGAGGGATTTGCTTACAGTAGGTCAGCAGGAGCCTCCGGATCATGGACGACATGAGCATTACCTTTCGCGAATTGTGGATAGGAGGATTGAACGTCTCACCTGCGAACCGGACGTGGGGAAGGAACTCAGTTGTCAGAAGCTGGCGAACGTATGCGCACTTATCCTCTTGGTTCGTGCCATACTGCAGATGGTTGGTCAGGTACTGAATTGCCTCGTCCTGTGTAAAGACATTGATCTCGGATGCGTCCTTGAACGAAGCAGCCAAGAGTTCGGCGTGATTCTCAGTCTCTGAACCCCAGATCAGGCGAGCAATTGCCTTGTCAGAGACGACACCGAGAGCACGGTAGAAGATCACAACCGGAACGTCCTCGCGAAATCGAGGAACACATGCGGTCAGTGGATTTCCGTGTCCATTGAACTTGGAGCTCAGGCGAATCTCCAGCTTCTTTGGAGGCATCGTGAAGGACTCGTGAAGCGACTTGATCTCCACCGAGTAGAGGTGCTTTGAGGTCGTCTTCTTGTTCTGAAAGATCATGATGCGATTGTCAGCCACCTTCTCCTGGCACAGGATTGTACGCTCAGATCCGTGAATGATGAAGTAGCCCAGAGGGTCGTGGGCACACTCGCCATACTCTGCAAGGCTCATAGGGTAATCCTTTAGAAGGCACAGACTAGAACCGAGCATAACGGGAAGCTTGCCCAGGCTGATCCCCTCAAATACACGGGACTCCTCGTCGAACGTATCGAGGTTAGGTCCCTTGTAGGTGCGAGCAACAAATCGGATATCAACGTACATCTGTGCAGAATACGTAAAGTTGCGAATGCGTGCCTCCATGGGAAGCATAGGCTTCACGCGGCCCGTAGCCTCTTGGATGCGCGGCTTGAGGTAGGAGACGTTCTCAAACGTGAGCCGGAACTCATACTTGTACTTCTTGAGCCTCTCATCTTGCTCATGCCAAACAGTGATGGGTGGAGTCGACTGAATAATGAGCGGGAGCTTAGCACGAACGAAATCCTCGTAGGAGTCCACTTGGTGATCAACGAGGCGGCGGACACCATTTGAGAAGTATGAATTTACGGCATCCCAGGGTGTGGTCATGGTATCTATTTGGGGTGACCTTCCATGTAAATATATCTATCCG